TCGGTTGCTTTCTGCGCCCAAGTGACCAGATTGGTGACTGCGGCGATGGGAGCAATCGGAGCCGAGAGCGACGGATCGTTTAGCAGCCCGTAGTTCGCCAACCCTTGAATGCCGAAAAAGTAGCTCTTATTCTGGAACTTGTTCAGCGTCAGAACCGAAGCGATTCTTTGTCGGTTAGCCCAGTCGATGCGCGCAAGGCCCATCTTTTCCAGTTCGCGCTCGCCCCACTGAGTGATGACCTGGTAGGTATACGACTGGCGTTGCACCCAGTTCACGTTCGCGCCAGCGATGCCTGACTCAGCGTAGTCGCCGTAGGAAGAAACCATGCCAGTAGATTCGACAATGGGGAACATCGCTGTTTCCAAAGTCCAATCACCCTTCTTGGTTTCCTCGCCGACGATCTCCGTCGCCTTCATCGGAGCCACAAGGACTTCAATCACCTTCGGGTCGATGTAGGTAGACAGAAACGCAGGGATTCCGCCGTTCGATACTGTCACCAAGGCGGGTTGAGCATCCATAGCCAGCCGACCACCGCGTTCCTTTTCGGTCTGCTGCAACTGGGCATCAACCCCCATGAAATTGATGCCCCACTTCTGCGATACTGATTCAAGATGACGGTCCATTACGCACCCCACGTCGAGATTTGTACCAGTTCGCCGACGTTGCAAACGGACTGGGCTGTAAAGTTGGTGAGGATTCCTCCCGCAGTGACGACAATTGTTCCGCTGGAAGTGTAGGCTGTGCCCGGAATGTTGAGGTTATAGAGTCCAACCCCACCAAGAGTGCCGCTGATGAAGGATTCAATACTGCTCCCAGCCGGGATTCCACCGGTGGCTGTGACGGGCGCGCCAATCGCCAGTGTTCCGGTAATAGCGGTAATGTCCAGCACCGTTCCAAACGTGGTGACGCCGGTTGCGCTGGCCACATACTGAGTTCCGGGCGAGCTGACGGTATAGACGCCCGCAGTTGCCACGCCGCCACCGCTAACCACGCCAGTCACAGTGGCACCAATCGGGAAGCCTGTGCCGCCGCTGATAGTATCGCCAACAGAAACGAGACCGGTTGAAACAGTGACTTTGACCACATTTCCGAAAGTGGTGATAGTCGCCGCCGCCGCTGTGTTCGCTTCGTTCAGCGTGTATACTCCCGCGCCACCCGATGTCCCACTCACAAAGCCGACAATCTGCGTCCCAGCGGTAATGCCGACGCCGGAGATTGTATCGCCAATTGAAACCAGACCAGTGACCGCAGAGAGCGTGATCTGGTAGGCGTTGCCGACTACCGCAGTGCCAGTGCTGGTGGAACCCAGCGAGGCGGTATTGGTTGAACCGAGAGTCGCCGTAACGCTCGAAGGAACAGCCGGAAGCGAGGCTGCGCCCGGCAGAACCGATCCATCAGCATAAGCCGCATAGATCGCTTCATTTATGGTAGTGGACGATGTACCCGCATTGGTTGCCAGGAAATCTCCTGCAACCATCAGCGTCACAGGGAAGCCGGGGGGAATGAGCATACCGGCCGTTTGCAAGTATTGCGTGAGCAAGCCTTGCTGATCCCGATGAACGAATCCCCTCGGAATGGTTCCGGCCTGACCGTAGTTGGTCACTGTGCGATTATCGGATTCTACCCATGCAAATTTTCCGATAGTAACACCATTCGGACCCGCGATGAACGCCCCTGTCTCTGGCGTGAGGGCGGTTGACCGTGGATTGGCGCTGGCAAAGTCTCCCGCAACCCCCAAAGGGTTCTGCTGGTTGACTCGCGTCTGAAAACTACCGATTAAAGGACTTCCCATGATCGTCTCCTCACATCACCTGAATTTGACGGCCTGCGCCGGTGAACTTCTCTTCCACTGAAACCGCATCGAACGCTTGCCGCACTGCGGGCTTGGAAGCCTGTTGTGCGAGATTGAAAAGCGCCCGAAGAGCCGGCACGCCAACCACATCCTTGTGGTCAACCTTCATCTGGTCAAGGGCGAAGCTGTAGATGCCTTCCGCCGAATCCTGAGCCAGCACGTCCCCAACCACCGTGCGAACAGCGCGGCGCGCTTCGTCGGCGGCGCGAAGGTCAGCTTTGAACTCATCCATTGCGTGCTTCATCTTGTCCTCAGCTTTCTCTTCCTCGTCCTTGGCTGAGCAATCCTTGGCCTTTTTGTCCTTGGCGCGTTTTTCGAGGCGTTCCTTGCGCTCTTCCTCGGACTCCTCTTCGGACTCCTCTTCGGCGTCCTTGGCCTTGTGGTCGGACTCGTCCTCTTCTTCCTTCGCCCATTCCTCGAAAGATTCGTCCTTGCCGCGCTTGCCGTCCTTCGCCTTTTTGTCCTTTGCGGCCTTTTCTTTCTCTTCGCGGGCCTTCTTCTCAGCCTCGGTCTCCTCTTCGGATTCCGCGTCCTTGGCAGCTTGCATCGCGGCCAGGGTTTCCGGCTTGCGAAGCTCGGCGTCCATGGCGAGCAGTTTGGGTTCGAGCGCCCGCAAATCGCATTGCTTGCGCGTCAGGCCGATCACCAGGGGCTTGAGAGCGGAGTCCGCTGCCAGCTTGGGCGATGCAGCACAGAGAATTGCGTAAAGAGCTTTGCCAAATTTCGTTTCCATCTTCATCTCCAGTTTGCTGTCCGCTGCCATCACATCTGACCCGGCGCGGCCTGATTTAACCAACGCAACATGATTCCCCTGAATATCCCTCATCACCCCGTCGTACCTCTGACCCTCGTACATCCCCGGCGTCATGTCCGCCCGATAGCGATACGAGGCCGATAGTTCCCTCACTGTGTCCGTCTCCACTCCCGCTATCGCTTCCACATCCCAAATGCACAGGTCCGCTATTAGGTACGGAGCTTGGAACTCCACATCCGAGCCTATCGTCCCCGCTATGCTGTCCTGTTTGGGATCGTCCGCGCTCACTGGCGTGTGAATGAACATCAATTGATTCCGAGCGAATGATGGTGCGGCTTTGGCTAGTTCCCCCGGATCGCGCAGCAGATAATACACTCGCTCCGGCTCCAGGCCTAGCTTGTCTGCGTCTGGAATTTCGCGTCCGTAATAGGGGTTGACCGTCGCCTTGGAGATTGGCGTCCGCAGAATGTGCAGGCGTCCGTCCGCGTCGTATCGCCGGTTTAGCAATTTCGAGTCGCAAGCGATCTCCATAGCTGTCTCGATTTCGAGAATTGCACTATGAAAACGTGAACGCAATACCCCACTTGACAAAAGAACGGCACTTGCCTATCATGGCCTTATGAAAAGAGTACGCCGTCCAACCTGCTACTTGGGTCACAAGATGCGAACAGGGGATGACGGAAGGCAACGCTGCCCTATCTGCGAAGCAAGGCGGTTGCGGGAGTGGCGGGCGAAACAGAAGAAAGCGCATGAGTGACGTTTTCGCCAACGCGGTATTCATCGCACTTGCCATGCTTGCATGGTGGGCCATCGAGTGCTGGAGGCACAAATGAAAAGCAATAAGATATTTTCAATCTTCACTGGATTGGCGCTAATTGCAGCTTCTGTCTGCTTTGCACAAAACAGTCTGTCCTGGCCTCTAGAGCAACGCCATTCACAGGAAGCGGCCAGATCTGAATGCTACGTTTTAGATTCACAGTTCCGACCGAATAGAGACAAAGCGGACGAACAATGCTCCGTAGCGGCTTGCACGTCCGGGTATAACCCCACAGCGTTCTCTCCAGAGCAGGCAAACATCTGTGCGGCGGAGAGAAAGAAGCATCCACAGCCGAAATCTGTCTGGAAAGTGTATATAGCCGCGAATGGCGAATATTTCAGAGCAAATATAGGTACTACTCGGCGCACACAATTGGGCGTCATAGTTATGGGACAAATACAAGGTGAAGACATCGTCGCCAAACCGATGATCTTCGATTGCGCTGGGCACTTTATGTTTTTCATCGATAACGATGAGACCGGAACATCCTCTTCAGGTTGGCAACTAGCTCCGTCTCACTCGGTTATAGGAGCAATCGCTAAAGATGTTTGCGTCAAACGGTGACTATTTCTCCGCCGGGGTCCAGCAGAAAAGAGGCATAAATGAGCGACGTAATAATGCGACTACCGTATGAGAATATACGGCTTGACGAGATGAAGAGACGGAATGATGTTTTCATTCGCGCTCTTAAAAAATATCCGCCCAGTACGCTTACAGACGTTTTCACTTGTATGATCCAGATTTATCTTGCGCCTTCTCCACCAGGGTCCATGGGAGAACTGATCTCGACTGGCAGCGGCAGTTTATCAACTGACCTGGGAAGATAAACGCCTTCACGTCTGGATCATACATTCCCTTGTCTACTTCATATATTTTACCATTCATTGCCACATGAGATCGACGTGGTTCCTTACCTGCATGACTATGCATCCAAATACTTTTCTTGATCCCGATTTCAAGCTGTCTGGCTCTTTGTACCACGGCTGAACTCTTGTTTGCCTGGTCCCGGCTGATCAGCACAGCCCGGTTCGCCGCCACGTGGTAACGCGCCCGAATCTCCGCTGCCATCGACTTGAGATCGCGCCCCGCCGCATAGTTCCGCATCACGATACCCTCAACCTCTTGTAGGTATTGCGCCGGAATCGATTTGATTAACCCCACATTTTCTGCCAGCGACGCCTCAAACGCATCCCGCATGGCCGGAGTCATAGTGAACTCAATCGACCATCCGGCCTCGCGTAGCGCCATCCTCATAGCCGCGCTGGTGCCCCTGAATTGGTTCTTGAGAAACGATGCGGCCACCTTGGGGGCCATGTCGTCAAACTTATCCTGCCAGCGTTCCGCCAGCTTCATGAACTCGAACTGCATCTGCTCTGCCGGAGTTGAGTCGGTTGCCAAGACTGGCGGAGCGGCCTTGCGCTGTGCCTGTAGCCAATACGCCACGGAATCGGCCATCTCCCTAATGAGAGCGGTCATGCGCCGCTGATACCGCTGCCGGATACCAGCGTTGGGCCAGATTGCTCGGATTGCCTTTACTTTGCTGGCTTGCATGGCTCACTCTTCGGCGGCAAACCGAGTACTGGGTGTGTCGCTTTGACGAGCAGGCGAATGTCAATGACTTCGAGCTTCGTCAGTGGCCTTGGCTTGCGTAAAATGAATGTGTCGTTGTTCATTTAGCTTGGATTAACGCCCTTTCTGCATCTTCCCGAACTTGGGTGCGTTCCCAAGTAGTCATACCTTTTTCCCAAGACTTAGCGGCCCCTAGAGACTTGCTGCCAGCACCACCCCCAAACTTTCCATCATCGTCTCTCGGATGCTCACTCTCTACAAAATCAGCGTCGTATCCCAAAGCTGAGTCTGTCCCTCGTGCCAGGTTTGCGCTCTCCTCCGCTTCATCCGGCGGCGCTATCTCCTTGCTTATATCTATTCCCTGGTAGCCCGACTCTGGGTCACGAGCCAGCCGCTCGCGCTCTTCTTGCGCGTCGATCACCCCGCGGTCAATCAAGTTCCCGGCTCGGATACTGTCGTTGACGCGGATGGTCGATTCCTGCTCTTCAGTCATTTCGTAGAGTGGCACAAACTCAAACGTGATTTCCGGGTCAATCGCTCCGTACATCGACATTTGGACAATCTTGAACATCTTGTCAATCGCGTTGCGCCAGTGTGCCTCTTGCTGGGCGTGGATATAGTCGTACCAGATGCGGACCTCGCCCTCAGCCA